GTATCGGGTGTTCCTCGATCTGGTCAGGGATAACAACATTGACTATGGGGCGCTGGTTGAGCAGCTGCGCGATAGCCAGGGCACGATCAACGAGACGGCCGATGAGACGGATGGGGTGAAGGAGGCGTGGCAGGGGTTCTTGAACTTCTTGAAGGTTGAGTTCGAAGATCCTGCGACGGCGGTGTTCGATGGTCTTAAGGAGACGATCAAGGGGCTGATTCCCACGGCTGAAAACGTGAAGAAGGCTTACGAGGACGAGGGTCTGGTCGGGGCTCTCGGGGTGCTGGCCGAGGAATGGCAGAAGATTTACGAGGACAACATTGAGCCCATCTGGCAAGGATTCTTGGATTGGCTTGAGGACGTAGTCAAGCCTGAGGTCATTCGACTTGGTAAGGAGATCGGCGCCGCTCTTGCAGAAGAGGTGAAGAATGCGTTCTTGAAGGGATTGTACGACGCAGTCAACTTCTTGGTGGCACTCGACTTGGTGTGGGACCCTTATGCAGATTCCCGGACGCCTGCCCCAGTAGAAGAGGAGCGGCCTGAGCCGCGGCCGGGTGGCGGTGGTGGGCCCGGTGGCGACTACAGGCCTCCGCCTGCTCCGCCGCCAACGCCCAGGGCACCTCGTCTCGTCCCGGACATCCCGCCGGGGCTGCCCATGCTGATTCCGGGTCTTGCGGCTGGCGGTGTTGTGAGCTCGCCGACGTTGGCGGTAGTCGGTGAGGCGGGTCCGGAGGTTGTCATCCCGTTGGATGAGATGGACCGGTATGGCGGGTCGACGGTGAACGTGTACGTCACGTCGGCTGATCCGCAGGCGGTGGTCGACGCTATCCGCCGGTACACGCGGACGAACGGGCCGCTGGGTCGTGTGGTGTCGGTGTGACCTGGGCTCCTGAGCCCCGTGTGGTCATCGGGGGTCGTGATTACACCGGGCAGACGGTGGGTCGGATGTCGGTGCGTCGTGGCCGTAAGGATGTGGATGCTGCTCCGTCTGCAGGGCAGGCGCAGGTGACGTTGCGCGATGTTGATGGTGGCCCGTTGCAGGTGCGTGTGGGTCAGGAGATAGCGCTGTTCGTGCAGGATTCGTCGGGTGCCGATGTTCAGGTGTTCGGCGGGGTGGTTGAGGAGGTTGGGCTGTCGACGGTGTCGACCGGTGCTGGTGAAGCGGTTGCGGTGTGGCAGGTGTCGGCAAACGGTCCGCTGGCGCGTCTGAACCGGCGTACGGTGCTGTTTGACGGCCGGCCACAGGAGGATGATGGAGACCGGGTGTCGGCTGCGGTCTCGGCCGGTCTGGCGCGGCAATGGCAGGAGCTGGGATCGGGCCTGTCGTGGTCTGATGTGGCTGCGTCGACGACGTGGGGGAACTTCGACCCGGGGTTCGATGCGTCGCTAATCGACCCGGGTGTCTACCAGTTGGCGGCGTTGGGGTCTGCTGACGGCGGTTACAACCCGCTGACGGTGGCGAACGACGCGGCGTTCTCGGCCCGCGGCGTGCTGTACGAGACCCGGGACGGGTTCGTGTCGTATGCGGATGCGAACCGTCGGGTGACGAACGGCACGGCTGTGGCGATGGAGATTCCGACTACGTCGCTGTCGCAGTCCGGGTTGGGGTTCCGGCAGATTCTCACGTCGCTGGTGAACAAGGCCACGGTGACGTTCCCGTCTGGGGCTTACACGGCGACGGATGCAGAGTCGGTGTCGACGTATGGGCTGTGGCAGACGGAGTTCGACACGCAGCTGGCTGATGCTTCGGCGGGGTCGGCGGTGGCTGAGGAGTGGGTGTTGGACCGGTCTGCTCCGGCGTTCGAGATTGACGAGGTTCGGCTGCTGCTGAACAACCTGGGTACGGCGGCGTTGGATGCCATGCTCGAAGTTGAGCCGAATGATCCGGTGGAGCTGACTGGGATGCCGTCGAACATGCCGTTTGACCGGATGTTCGGGTTCGTCGAGGAGGTGGCCTTCTCGGTCAATCAGTTCACGGCTGAGGTGACGTTGACGGTGTCGGATGCGGCGCTGTCTAGCGGGGCGACCCGTTGGAACGCGGTTGGGACGGCTGTAACATGGGCGTCGGTCGGGACGGCCCTTGTCTGGGCGGATGCTAGGAGCCTGTAATGCCGGATACCGGTGCGCCGTGGAACATTCCGTACGTCGCTGCGTCGGATCTGGTGAAGGACTGGCCGACTGATAACCAGGAGCAGGCCGAGGCCATCGCCGATGGGCTGACGGCAGCCCAGGTCGTGAAGCAGGTCGTCACGACGACCAAGACCGACACGTTCTCGACCACGTCGACCTCGTACGTCGACATCACCGGCCTCAGCGTCACGATCACCCCGGCCGATAACACGAACAAAATCCTTCTTGTGGCCTCGTTCGGTCAAATCGACACGAACGGCACGAGCAGGTACATCCGCATCCAGTTCCTCCGCGATTCGACCCCCATCGGAGTCGGAGACGCCGCAAGCACCCGAACGCAGGCGAGCATCGTCCAGCGCGTCGAAACCTCAAACTCGTCCCAGTCTGCCGCCTGGACCTACGTCGACAGTCCGGCAACCACGTCGGCGATCACTTACAAGGCCCAGATGCTCATCAACGCCTCAACGGCATACATCAACCGCACCGCGACCGACTCTGATGACCCGCTCTACTCCCGAGGGGTCTGCTCGCTGACGGCTATCGAGGTGGCGGCATGACCGACTACGCCGCAGTTTTGACCCGTAACTATTCGGGGTCGGAGTGGTCGCTCAACGGCGACGGCTACGACGGGCTGGTGTGGCTGTCGGACACGCCGAAGCCGTCCAAGGCGACGCTGGACGCGGCGTGGCCTGCGGTGCGTGATGCGCTGGCATGGGACCGTGTCCGTGCCGAACGTGACCGTCTGCTGGCAGCGTCCGACTGGACTCAGGTCGCGGACGTCCCGGTCGATCAGCAGGCGTGGGCGGTCTACCGGCAGCAGCTCCGTGACATTCCGCAGGACTTCGCCAGCCCGGACGATGTCGTCTGGCCGGCGGCTCCCTGATGGATCCGCTGCTGATGGTCGGCGCGTGGGCTGCGGCCCTGCTGTCCATCGTGGCGGCCATGCGGTTCTTCTACACTCTGGTGGTGCGCGGCCTTCGGGCTGTCATCCGTGACGAGATTTCGGCGCTGTGGGTGGACATGCAGGCTGCGGAGGACCGGTTCGGTCACATCGAGGAGCGTCTCGACCGGCTCGAGGCTGGCGTGTCGGCGTTGAAGGAGCAGGTGCAGCGGCTGACCGAGCTGCTGATGGCGCACACGACCGAGATGACGAAGCGGCATGATCGGGGCTGACCGGTGGCGGCACCGTCGCCGGCTGGTCTACGCGGCGGTCGGGCTGGGTGTGCTGATGATCGGCTCGGCGATCCTTGACCTGTCCGACCGGGCCGTGTCTTCGGAGCTGGTGCGCGGTGGCGTCGCCCTTATCAGCCTCGTACTCTCCGGGTATGTATTCGCGGCGACTTTTGACGACAAGTGGAGCGGGAATGAATCTGTGGACGAGTATTCGACGGACGGTGATCCCTACGGTGGTGGGGGCGATTATGGCGACGGCGGCTGGCCCGCTGCTTGATGAGGCGCTGGTGACCGAGGCGGTCGTGGCGCTGTTCGCCGCCCTCTACTACACGGCCGTGAGGCTGCTTGAGGAGGCCGGGGTGACGTGGGCTTCGGCGCTGCTGGGTGGCGGGACGGCTCCGCACTACGAGCAGGACACGGACACGCTGCCGTGAACTGGGCCGGGTGGGAGCGGGCGGTCAAATGTTCGGGCCGTCCGATGCCCGGTGCGCTGGCGCTGTTCTCATGGTTGCAGGGGCGGTGGCCTGCCGGCCATTCGATGGGTATCTACAACTGCCGTCCGGTGCGTGGCCGCCGGTCGATGTCCATCCATTCGGAGGGTCGGGCGGTCGATTTCGGGCTGCCGGTTCACGGTGGCAGGGCGCATCCGCAGGGCATCGAGATTGTGCGTGCGTTGGGCGCGCAGGGTCGTCGGTGGGGTGTGCAGGCGGTCATCTGGGATCGGCGTATCTGGTCGGCCCGGTCGCCGAACGGCCGTCCGTACAAGGGTGTGAACCCGCACATCGACCATCTTCACATCGAGCTGA